GTGAGGCTGCTGTGCCGTCCCACGAAGGGTAAAAGGGATATTTGCGAGCGGTCATGGTGCAGGTGGGTCTTTAGGACGATCCTTGAGGCCGTTCCCTGCGAGCACCCCGAGAAGCCCGCCAGTAAGGGTGGCAAGCATTGGCGACAAGACCGACCAGGCTGCATCGTCGTTAGGCGAAACCTCGAGCGGTTGAGTTACAAACAGTAAACCGTAGAGAAGTGCGATGATTGACAGAACGAACGCAAGTGTTAAGCCGATTGCTACGACAAAGATAAGTCGTGCTTTGATTTCTTCGTTGCTGTGTCTGTTGTCTGCTTTCATGTGCATTTCCCTCCGTCGCCATAAGCGGGTGCAATTGTTGTTGAGATTGTTTCGATTACGCCTCGAAGTGCTTTGTTTTTTGTCGGTGGGCAGTTGAGGCGTTCACGATCTGCGCAAGCAGTGAGCGATGCACAAATGACCAATAGAATCAGGCTTTTTCGCATTATGAAGGCCCAATGTCTTCGATGATTAACTGCGCAGGACGTGTTGCGCTGTGCAATGCGGTGCCGGTTCCTGCGCTAATCGTCAATGTTGCGACGATGGATTGTGCGCCAGCGGTAAAAGTTTTAACAACGGTTGGAGTCATTTGTGTTTCTCCACCTGGCAAGGTTGGCGTCGTGGCAAATTGCAATTCTGTTCCTGCTGTTGTGGTTCCGTTGCGAAGTCTCGCAATGATGTTTGCAGGGGTTGCGCCGTTGGCGTTATAAAGGTCGCCTTCAAAATATGTGATGCGATAGTAACGGTTCGCCACGGCAGTGAATGAGGCAGTCAGGAAGACTGTTTCTGTTGTGGTAATTGCGCTGTCTGTCGTTTTGTTTGTAACTGCTGCTACGCCCCAAGGCAGATTGCTCATCTGCTGAGCGGTCAGAATCTGACCAGATGTGAAGCCTGTATTGATTGTCATGTTGTGTCTCCTTTAGAAACTCAGAAGGTTGTTGTCGAGCGTTCCGAAAATTGCGTCGTCAAGCGTCATGTATTGGTTGCCGTCCGTACTTTCAAAAGTGTACGAAACAATATGAGACCCTGGGACGATTCGGTGTTCAATTCCTGAAGTGATCAGGGTCTGCGATTCTGTGAGCGGTGTTCCGGTGTTGTAATCCTTTTGCACCGTGACAACTGATGTCAGGTCAATTGCAAAGATAGTTGCCCATTGCGCAGCTGTGAGTGCTGCGAGTTCGCATGAGACGCCTGTAAAGCGGACAACGGGGTTGCGGTATTTGCCGAGAAGGTACGCGCCAAGACCGTTGACTTCCGTCGTGGTTGAGTTGAGCAAACTGAGAAGGTTGTAGTTCTGCGCCTGATACAAAGAAATTGACGTTGAGTCGGAATTTGTTTGCGCTGCGCCTGCGGGCGATTGCGTCACGATGTAGTTGTAGAGCAGTTCTGATCCGTATTGGTTGACCAGGCTCATATATGGAATGCCTGTGCCGTTTGTGGTGAACGACGCGCCTGAGACGGGGTTGAGGACGCTTGACCTGCCCTTGAAGGTGAGGGTTCCGTCGGCTGAGGTGTAAAGGTACCCCTGCTCGGAAGTGTTGACTTGCTGAAGGTAGTTGAGGACGTTTGTGTCCTGAGAGACCGCGTAAGCGCCGAGAGTAGATGAGCCTGTACCGATAGACCTTGCGCCCTGGTACGCAATTTCTGGACGGTCTAGAACGGTGCTGACGCGAACTCCTGAGGTCTCAGCGGACGGCGTAAAAGCGTTGAGTTGCTGATTTGCCAAGGTGCCGAAAGAATCAACGCATCGAGCGAACATTCTGCCCTGGTTGGCGTTTTGATAGTCCAAGTCCCAATCCTCAACGAAGCCCGTGTAGATGGGGGTGCCGTTGGCATAGATGATGATTGGCGAGCGAGGCAAGACGAACGGGTAGTAGATCGAGGACGTATTGAGCGGGTCAAGAATGCGGGAGTTGTTGTTGAACACAACCTGTGCGGTTCCTGCGTTGAACTGGTCAAGTTGGCGATTGCGTCCGCGCTTAATGTTGACCGACAGAACCAGCGAGGTCAGGTCGGCGTATGCGAGACCGCCGAGAGTGCCTGTGTCAAGTAGACCGAACACAGCGTCGTCAAGTTGAAAGGGTGTACCGAACCCTGTGGTCGTCTGGAATCCGACAAGGACTTGATATGTGGGGACAGTCATTAGAAAGTGACCGCCGGTGCAAAGACCTGTCCTGAATTTCTCTGGGCAGCCAATATGGCGTCGATGATATCCTGACCGACTGTCGCAGGCGATGAGACAAGTCCTGCGTCCATGTTGATTGTGATGTTGCTGAATGGGCCGATACCGCCGATGCCTGCGTTCTCGAAGCCTCCTGCGTTGCCTGAAGTCTTGTCAAAGGCGGGTGCTGCAGTGTTTTGTACTTTGCCAGGGGCGGACGGTGCGACTGCGGGTGGTGCTGCAAAGACCTCAGGGTTCGCTGCAACGATTTCCTTTTGTGATTCTTCAAAGGCTCGTGCGCTCGTCAAGCCTCCGCTACTTCCTCCGCCTCCGCCGATTTTCGGCATGGCAAAACTTTTGCCACCGAGCAAAGGCACCCAGTCTGGAATGGTGAATGCCAATTTGCCGACGGTGTTGTTCCAGATTGCAGCAATTGCTTTGAAGACAAATGTTGCTGCACCGAGCAGACCTTGAAAGAGGGGGATTGTGACGTTGCTGATCCACCAGCGAACTGCCCCGAATAGCGCGTCAACGATTGTGCGAAATGTTTCAAATTTCTTGTATGCGATAACTGCAGCTGCTGCGACTGCACCGATGCCGATTGCGATTGCGGTGATTGGGTTGATGCTCATTGCAATGTTGATTGCAACGATTGATGCTGCGACTGCTGCTAATGCGACGGCAAGGACTGTGAAGACCTCTGGATGTTTTGCAGCCCAATCGGAAAACTTTTGAAGAATGGGGACGATTGCTTCAACGACTGGCATGAGCGACGCGCCGATTGACTCTTTCGTCTCGTCGAGGGCAAGTTTCATTCTGGCAAATTTGCCTGCGGTGGTTTCGGCTGCGTCTGATGCTGCCCCGCCGAAAGTCTTGGACATTGCTTGCATGACTTCGTCAAGGGTTGCGCCCCCCTTGATCATGTCGCGAAGTTCTGGAGACAGTTTCGCAAGGGCGGTCATGTTGCCCCCGTATGCCTTCTCGAGAGCCTTAGTGGTCGTCTCAAGGCTGATTCCTTTGGCTGCAGAAATGTCCATGGCAGCCGATGCCAACTCCTGCGCTTTTGTGATTGAGTGCCGGACGAAGTTCGTCGTCAGTTACTCCGAGCAATCTGCCTTGGACGCTAATCCAGTCTTCATTGGCAGTGATTTGAGCGTCTGTTGCGCCTGTGGTGCGTCGAATCTGTTCGGCAAGTTTGTCCTGCGCGGCTGCATCTTCAATTGCACCCTTGACTGCTGATCCAAGTGCAGCGGTAAGACCTGCGAGTGCAGCAGCTGCGGGAACGGCTGCCTTCTTGATTGCGAACTGCGCCTTCTCGCCATTGGTCTCCAGATTTTTGAATTCCTTAACGGCGGATGAGATTCCTTTGCCGTCGAATGACGTGACGATTGGGATTGCGATTGTCATTTGAGTTCTCTTTCGACGCGGGCTTTTACTTCGTTAGTGGCGCGAAGCATTTCGCCTTCAATTTCGCGACGTTTGCGGAACACGGCAGGCCCAAGAACGCGCGTATGGTTCGGACGCAACTGCCCAAGGGAATCACCCAAGCGGTTTTGATTGGCGCGTCCCGCTGCTTCAAAGACGGCTGCTGCGACATTGGTCTGGGTGATATAAATCAGGGAAGTTGCTTCTCGAGAGGCGTCAACTTTCAACTTGACTCCAGCAACTGCTTTTGCCACAGAGAACGGGAATATCTTCTTGTTGGCTTGTTCCCATTTGCGCGCCATACCGGACAGAGGAACTTTTGTGTAACTCTTCTGGACTTCTTGGATTGCGGGTTGGGCGATGCGGGTTGCGTCGGCGGTGAACTGCTTGCGGAGACCAGGCTCAATCTTGTTGAGCGAACGAATAGCGTCACGAACTCCGACAACTTCAAGTGAAGTATTTGCTGTCATCGTCTGCTCCTTTGTGCTTTTTGTTGTTCGTTCAACACGTCAACAACCGTGAACAGATCGTCTGTGTCGAATGGGATGTCGGGTGTCCAGTATCCAGTCGCGACAAGAACCTCCGCTAATGAGCGTCGGAAACTGCCGCTTCTGTAAAAGACGGTGAGTCCTCCGACACGACTTCAATGGACTTTGTTTTTTTGATGAATTCGTCAAAGGCGAGCGGGGTTGTAATTCCCGCA